AACAGTACTGACAGCAGTAGCAGTAGCCCTACTAGCCCTAACAGTAGTAACAGTGATAGTACCCTCTCTCGATGTACTGGATTGTGTGTGTGTGTGTTGTGTGTGTTTTTGTTTGGAAAAAAAAAAATACCCCACCCGAAGGTGAGGATTTAGATTAGTCTTGCTTTTTGCTAAGCTCTTTGAGGTATACAACGGTTGCAATAGAGCCTGCGATTAAGGCCCAAAAACCTACAATACTTAACTTAGCAGAGCTTACGATATAAGCCCAGATACTAGCTGACTCTAGAACGTCTAGCGTTGGAGCTACTCCGTCAGCTTGGTAAGCTTGAGACGCAATGCTAGATGTTTTAACAGACTTGATAGTACGAGTTGTAGTAGCCATGATGATTGTCCTTAAGATTAATGCGGCAAGATTGCCAATAAAGAAAGTAATGCTTAAGAATTACTCCATAAGTAAGATATGGGGGGGGGTATACCAGGCTAATCACTCTCAGAATGATAGTAATACACTCGTACCAAAATTATAAAAGTTGTAAAAACCTGTGATACACTCATACCAAAAATAAAAAATTCCAAAAAACCTGAAAAAGTTGACTATAACCTATCCTTAATGCTATCTTATAAACATCAGGTATAAAGGAACATTTATGGAACAAGAAGTATTAGAGTCACAGGTAGCTACCACTACTATCAGTGACGATCTACTCAAGAACAGCTTACCTAAGCATCTAAGAGGGTTAGTTACTGACTCCTTGGTTTCTACTGTTAACAGTATTGCTAATACAGATGGAGTAATGAGAGAAAGCTTTAGAGATAATCTCATTGGTTACATGCATGTATTGCAAGATGGTAAGTATAAGATTCAAGATTATATTAGTGCTGTAAGATACTGCAGCTATAGACTAATGGGTAGAGGTATTAGTGATAGTTATCGTAGTACATTCCCAGATAGATATGCTAGACTAATTCAAGAAGGTGCTAGTGCTAATCATGTTAGTGGGTTTGCTAGTGCTTATAATAAGAATAAGTTAGTTAATCTTATTATGGAACAGAGTTTAATACCTACTTATGTATTGAACCAAGACATCTATCAAGAAGCTATTAATGTACAAGCAGAACTAATGAGATCAGCTACTAGCGAGAAGGTTAGGAGTGATGCTGCTAATAGTTTACTGACTCATCTTAAACAACCTGAGACTAGAAAGATTGAGATTGAGATGGGTGTTAAAGAGAGTAAGAGTATTGATGAATTAAGAGAAGCTACTAGAGCGTTAGCTCAAGCACAGTTAGTTGCTATTAATGCTGGCACAATGAGTGTAGTTGATGTAGCTCATAGTAAAATTATCCAAGGTACATGTGAGGAGCATGAGTGATGTTAAAACATAAAGCTGTTAACTTATTTCTAGAAAAGTTTAGGAATACAAGTGAGGTTAGAGATATAGCTTCTAAGACTAGTAAAGTTATGTTAAAAGAAATTACTTTAGATAATCTAGAAGATATTACTAGGATCATGCGATATAACGCTAACGGTTCTGTGTATATGCCTATTGTAGAAGAGTTTGATTTAGAAGGTAAAGTTGCTAAATGCGGTATGGTACTGGTAAATTATAAAGAAGATCTTCTTGGTTTATATTTAGGTATTGGGTACTTTGATGTACCTGAAGAAGGTACAATATTAATAATCAATAAAGAAAATTTAGATCTACTGTATCCCTTGGTTTAACTGTTCTTTTATGTGGAGACTGATGATTGATGAATAAACCTATAAAGCAATCTGTAGAGCATTGGCTTAATCAAGTTGATTACGGTGATGATATTAACTACGTCCCTAGTGAGTTCTCACTAGAGTTTGTTAACTTTATTAAGTTGGTTAATGGTACTGAAGGGGAAGAGAACTTAACTCCTATCATCCATTATAAGATGTTGGATCAGATTGCTGGAGGTAAGTCTAACACACTTAACATGTTGTTTCGTGGTTCAGGTAAGACTACTGTATTTGGTGAGTATATGTTCTTATACCTTGCTACTTATGGGGAATTACCTGACTTCGGGAGAATTGATCTAGCTATCTATGTTAGTGATAGTGTAGAGAACGGTGTAAAGAATATGAGGAAGAACTTAGAGTTTAGGTGGGAGAATAGTGAGTTTTTACAGCAGTATGTCCCTGAAGCTAAGTTTACTGATATTAGATGGGAGTTTATTAATAAAGACGGGAAGAGGCTTATCATCAAAGGGTATGGTGCATTAACTGGGGTTCGCGGTAGTAAAGAGATGGGTAAGAGACCTAACTTTGCACTACTAGATGACTTGGTTTCCGATGATGGTGCTAGAAGTCCTACAATTACAGCCAGTATTGAAGATACTGTATACAAGGCTATTGATTATGCATTACATCCCACAAGACGTAAAATTATTTGGAACGGTACTCCGTTCAACAGCAACGATCCTTTATACAAAGCTGCAGAATCTGGTGCATGGCATGTCAACGTGTTTCCTGTGTGTAACACTTTCCCGTGCAGTCCAGAAGAGTTTAGAGGAGCGTGGGAAGATCGATTTACATATGAGTATGTTAGAACTCAATATGATAAAGCAGTCCTTGCAGGGAAGGTAGATAGCTTCATGCAAGAGTTAATGTTAAGAATTATTAGTGATGATGATAGGTTAGTCTTCGATCATGACTTAGTGTGGTACGATTCTAAGAGAGTTCAGCAGAATAAAGAAAGGTTTAACTTCTATATTACTACTGACTTTGCTACTAGTGAAGGTAAGGCTAGTGACTTTAGTGTTATAAGCGTATGGGCTTACAATAATAATGGTGACTGGTTACTAGTAGACGGTATCTGTGCTAGGCAGTTAATGGATAAGAATATTGATGATCTATTTAGATTGGCTCAGATGTATAGACCTCAACAGGTAGGTATTGAGGTATCTGGTCAGCAGGGAGGTTTTATCTCTTGGATCTATGATCAGATGGCTACTAGAAACATTTACTTTACTTTGGCTAGTGAAAATAATAATGGTAGAGCAGGTATTAGACCAGCCACTAATAAGATGGAAAGATTCAACGTAGTACTTCCTTGGTTTAAAACTAAGAAGATTTGGCTACCAGAGGATATGCGTGAGCATCCTTTAGTGTTAGAATTATTGGAAGAATTGAAATATGCTTCACCTAAAGGGTTTAAGAGTAAACATGATGATGCTATCGATACGGTATCTATGTTAGCTAAACTAACTCCTTGGAAGCCTACAGAAGAGACTGTAAATACAAAGACAGGTGATATGTTTGAAGATGAGCCTGAGTTGACTGGTGGAGCTTATAGCTCGTACATTGTATAAGTAAGGATTTTATATACTATGAGCAATGTTTATTATGTAAAACTTAATGCACAAAATAGAGTACTGAAGAGTAAAGTATATCCTAATACTACATCAGATGCTGTTAAGTTCCCTCCTTCAGATATGATTGATATTACAGATCAAGTAAAAGATGGGGTATCACTTTCAAAAGTAGCAGCAAAAGTTGTGAATAATGTCAATAAAGATATGTACTTCATCAATGGAGAATTTATCATTATTGATAGATACTCATTCAATGATGCTATAAAGTTAGAAAAATTACTAGAAAGTGGTAATGCAAATTAAGGGTACTGATCCATGTTTAACATTGTAAAAATACCTGCAGGAGATACTGCTGTACTCCAGTCAAGCAGTTATGATTTATATACCTATACTGTGTATGTAGGTGAACACGTAGTAGATATCCCTTTAGGCGATTCTTTATGGTTAATTGGTGATACCTGTGCCAGTGTACATAGAGGTGGTACTAAAGTTAGAAGTGAATCTTTAGCTGTATTAATCAGAGGTTACCAATGTGAAAGTAAAGCATCTAGTTATGAGAGTATGGTAAATTTACCGTATATTAATGGCTGTAGTTCACAACAAGTGTTCCCTCCTGTAAGACATGGTGATCCTACGCTACAGCTGCTGTATATGCCTAAAGGTACTAAAGAACAAGCTCACCATATCCACTCAACTGTTAGAGTGGTTAGGGTTATTGGTGGAAGTGGTTACAGTATTCAAGGTATGACAGATGAGTCTAAAGTTCCGTTAAATCCTGGCGATGTGCTAGTGCTTGATAAGATGACACCACACCACTTTATTACTGAAGATGCTTACTTACTTGTAGCACCTATGCATGTGTATAGCTCTACAGTATTAGAGAATAATCATCCAATGCGTAATGGTACATTTGAAATTTAGTAGGAGTATTCGTATGTTAGGTTTAGAAAATTCAGCAGATTCTGTAAGATTCTTTCAGTTTTTTGGTGTAATACCTTGCGATAGGACAGGTACATTAGAAGGTTTAATCAATACTGTAAATACTGCCCCTACTGCTGAAGATAGAGTTGAGTACGTAAATACCACTTTTCAAGAATGTATTGATATGCAGATTGAAAAAATTAAAGCACATCCAATTAAAGATGTAGTACTTCTTTGGAGTGGCGGTATAGATTCTACTTTAGTA